GTTAAAGCGGTTGTACCACCATTCATCTTGATGTCATTACCTGAAACCGTGAGATCCCCCGTAATGCTTACATCAGTAGGCAATGAGAATGTGATGGTATCGTTTGAAACTGTTGTGGTAATTTGATTCGCCGTACCAGCAAATGTTAAGGTGCCACCAGTAGAAAATGAATCCGTATTTGGTGTACCCTGATTATCACTAATCGTAAATGATGAAGCTGCGGCTGAGGCAAATGACAATACCCCTGAACCATTAGTGGTTAAAATCTGACCGTTAGTACCATCAGCACTTGGTAGGGTAAATGTCACATCAGTAGCAATATTATTAGGTGCCTTCACAGTGATAGCATTCGTACCGTTTGTGGTACCTTCTTTTAAAACTAACTTACCACCAACGGTGGTCGTAGGATTAACAAGGAATTTATCAACGGTATCGGTATAAAACTTACCACCAATTTTTTGAACGGATGCACTCGTATCGGATAAAACCGATTCAATGTATAAAATAGCACCAGCACCATCATTTGATGCGTCTTCAGCGTAGGCCAATTCGCCTTCAACAAGATCACTGGTGGTTGGTGCCGTTGCGCCAGAACTGCGCTTAATCTGAATAATTGTTGACATGTTTCGTTTCCTTTAGATTTAGTAAGTTCCACCATCAACATTGGATGGAGAAATGGCTGTTACTAATGTTGCTACCCATTTTTTTGTAATTTCATTATAAACAAGAGTATAATTATCATCTAAAATTTGCGTGTCCACATCAGTCAAATCTTCAATTTTGGCATTACGTAACGATTTTACCTGTGCTGCTAATGTTGGCGCGGTGTTGACAGTTGTACTGATTTTATTCACCGCACTGACTTTGGCTTTAATCGTATCTGTCATCGCGTAACCTCTGGGTTAACCGTAATGATACCTTCGATAATTCGTAGCGTTTCGTCGTTTCCTTCAATTTCTAAATCGTATACATAGCGACCGGATTTTAAAGCCGCCGTCTCTTCGGCTGTTAAAGACATTGTAATTTCACCATCAAGCGGAGATGAAACCTCTGTCGTGATCTCGATATAAGTATTAGTATAATAAGACTTCCGCATTTGAGACCGAACGGTATAATTCGTTAAGTCTTTAATATCACCACTTGCATCAGTTACATTAATAATAATTGACCATGTGGTTCCTTGATCAATCGTTAAATTTTGGATAATTGCCATTGTCGGTATGCCTTATAAATGATACATATTTATGTTATTATTTATATATTTGTAGATTTAAGGCTTATGAAAACATTATTGACGCTTAAATATGGAACAAAATATTCCTCACAGGATGTCAATCGTATTTATGCGAATAATTTTGCCGGTCAAAAAGTCTGTGTCACCGATGATTCCACAGGATTGGCACATGATATCCAAATTATTCCTCTTCCCAACAATATTGAAGGTCATTGGCTCAAATTATGGCTCCATTCATTAGAGAATTTGGGAGAAATTTTATATCTTGATTTGGATGTGCGTATACAACAATCCATAGATTCACTATTTACTTATATTGACAATAATCCCACAATTTGTTATACTTATTGGAAGCCATCCGATTGGCCTACTCGTCATGGCAAAGACCATACGTTTAATTATTTAAGTAATTATAATTCAAGTGTAATGCTGTGGAAATCCGGAACAACTACACATATTTGGAACCATTTTTTAACCAACGACGATTATTTCATGCTCAAATATTTTGGGGATGATAGGTTTTTATGGCATGAACAATTCACATTTAATATTTTTCCAAAACATCTTATTTATTCATTTGTATACGGTGCTGACTACCTGTCAGACTCTGCTAAATTTTCCTATCGGCCTGCTTATACCCTTGCTCTTCTAAATAGTTCAGATTCGTTTCCACATATTTTTGAATTATATGATGCATTTTCTCAGTGTTAAATGGGGAAGTAAATACGGTCCTCAGTATGTCAACAATTTGTTTTCGATGATTCACCGTCATTATCGAAAACCGTTTGATTTCTTTTGTTTTACTGACGACGATACCGGACTCCATTCAGATATCAAATGCGAACCCATTCCTGATATCTATCCCTTCCATCCACAATATTGGTTTGGTCATGAAAGTTTTTGTTGGGATCGGCCTAAGTTTTTATTACTCAATGCATCAGAAATATTGTTTGCGATGAATAAGACTGACCAATTTTGTTATTTTGATTTAGATGTCATTATTCAAAAGGACATCACGGAATTATCCACCTTAGCCCACAAACCACGATTAATTTTTTCGAAATGGCAACCGCCTCATCAAGAACGAGACCGATTCTTTAAAAATATTCGTGGTACATATTTTAATAGTAGTTGTATGGTATGGTCCAATATGAATAACATCGAATCTGTATATGATGATATTTTGGAACATAAAAATACTATTTGCCAAGATTTTTTTAAAGGCACCGATAATTATCATTATTGGCGACAGCGAGCCTTTTGGAAAAACATTCCGTTTGATTGGGTTTATTCCTTTAATCGTGGGCAAACTTATCCCAATGATATTACACCACATGTCTTTCGTCCGGAAGCGAAGCTCTGTTTGTTTAATATTGATCGTGTTCCCGTTCCGCAAAAAACCGTAAATCTTGAACAACTTGAACATCCAGAATTATACGAATTATGGACCGGACGTAATTTATTTTATAAATCTTCTGTGACTTCGGTACAATTAGAAATTCAAAATAAGAACCATACTCTTACACTGTCAGATATTCATAACATATTTACAGAGGAATTCTTTGCGACGTATACAATAGAAACGGTTTTAATTTGGGGAGAGATTACACAAAAAACGGCTCCAGATTACGATAACATTGTAGCTTTTTTTAGAGATAAAAATATTATTGTATATGAGGAAGTGCCCAAACCAATTACACCCGTATCCGTCTCGAATAATACGTCCATCCCCATATATGACAAAAATTCATTACAGATGTATCGAAAATCAGAACCGATTGTAACCAAAGAACAACCACGTATGATTGATTGTCAAGCTAAAAAATATAAACGATTTTTCCTTTCGGCTACAGGTCATGTGTATCCCTGTTATTTTATTTACGAACAAACTAAAATGAATCCGGAACGCACATATACAGAACTGGCCTATCCTGAATCTGATAGCAGTATTCATGAACATTCTTTAGTGGCGATTTTACAGCAGAATCGATTTTTAAATCACCATATGGATTGGAGTTTACGATATTCTCCTGAAAAAGCCTGTTATACAGAATGCGGAGTGAATCATGAAAGTTAATGCCGTCTGTTGCAAATGGGGAACGAAGTATGGTCCTCATTTTGTCAATAAATTAAAAAATATGGTAAAGCGACATACCAATCATGATGTGTCATTCTACTGTTTTACTGATGATGCGTCGGGGCTTGATGCGGATGTGATTCCTGTCGAATTTCCTGATATCCCGGTCATTCATCCAAAATATTGGTTTGGTTCAGAAGCCTACAAATATGGGTTGGCTCGGTGTTGGGACCGACCGAAAACATTTATTTTTAATATGCACAATCAATTAAATATTTCAGGACGATTTATTTTTTTCGATCTCGACGTGATTATTCAAAATAATATTAATCCATTATTGACATATAATTTTGACCAACCTGTGAAATTGAAATCGTGGTGGCAAGACCCGCGTCCCGTACAAACTCGTCGGTTTAAAATCTCTCATGGTGCCTATACAAATGGAAGTTGTATGGTGTGGTCAGACGATCAGTGTGAAGTCATTTGGAAAGATGTCTTAACGCATCAAGAAAAAATTTGGTTCACATTTACTGACGGGACTGATAATTATCATACATGGCGTTGGAAAGAGCTATGGGATTTTTTTCCGGCTTATTATGCGTATTCGTATAATCGTGGTCGAAGTTGGAAAGATGATGATTTGAGTGTAGGCAAATATCGTGAGAATTGTATTCTCTGTGTGTTTAATGTTGATTTATTACCATTTGATGACGGCACACGCGGACAAACGAAGCAGCAAACATTAGTTGACCCAAATTTATTGAAGCATTGGCAATGAATATTTACACAGTGAAATGGGGAACCAAATATTCTGTTGAACACGTGGAACGATTGTTTACGTCTATTTCTGAACAATCACATGAGTCATTTACATTTTATTGTTTAACCGATAACCCTATTGGATTAGATAAAAACATACAGGTTATTGAGATACCAACCGCACCATTAGAAAAATGGTGGAATAAAATGTATCTTTTTGATAAACGATTTGTGACAACGACTGACAATTTATATTTTGATTTGGATGTGATTATTCAACACTCAGTAGATTCATTTATGCATGTTAATCCGCGCCAGTGTTTATGTTTTGCTAAAACCTATTGGCACAATCTGGAACAGCAACAAAAGGATACTCGTCATATTCCTCATAAATTTACAGAATTAAATTCAAGTGTCCTGCGGTGGACCGGTGCGTTAAATACAGAAGATATTACCGAATATTTTCAAAAATTTCAAAAACAAATTCTGTGGTATTATAGAGGAATAGATAATTTTTTTGCCCATCGGAAAATCTGTGACATAACATATTTTCCTATAGGATGGGTATATAGTTTTAACCATGGGTACATTTACCCTCACGATGTCGAACCGCATGTATATCGTGAATTGCCATACTTATGTATTTTTGATTCGATGGGGAAACATGACGATGTTAAACTTTAATTTTTTAAATAATTTTCGATACTGGGGACAAGCCCTTGATAAAATCAATCATGAAATGTCATGGAAGATGGATGACTTTCGCCAATCTCTTGCAGCAAATAATGTTGACGCCTGTGTTTGGATGGCCGAAGAATTACAAAAATTACAAACCGAACATGAGAGCTTAAAAAAGAATGATTTACATATTATTGTATTACATTCATGGCTTGGATTGCCGTTAGTGCCTATCCTATGTGAAAATTTTAATATTGCTCGTTTACATCTGATTGATTTAGATCAGGAAGCCCTCGAAATTTCCAAAGTTTTACATAAACATTATATTCATGATAAACGAATTGAATTGGTTCATCATGCGTTAGATATTCCTTTTGAGTTTGAACGAATCAATAAAATTCCCGCCGATATTGTCATTTCTCTTGTGACGGAACAAATGTATCCGCTGGCAGATTTAAAAGTTTCGACGCCAAATAGTTATGAGATTGTAAATAATGGAGCGTTTTATATTTGCCAGAATAGCAATATTACTGAAGAAATGTATGGAATTAATTGTGTCAATTCACAAGAGGAATTAATTGAGCAAGTGGGATTAAAACAGGTTTGGTTTAAAGGCCAAATTGCTCAATCATATTATTCATGGGATGGATTGAAAAAGTTTGATCGATATATGGTTATGGGTACCAAGTTAAAACTCTGATGCATCTTCCCCAGAAATATCCTCGACCATGGAACGCCAAATATCTTCATGTGGAACCACATACCCCAGTGTTAAACGCGGAGAGTATGCTCCACATGAATGATAAATGACCTTATCGATTTCACTTCTGCGTCCAAAGTATCCTACCTTACATGACCATCCAATCGGATCCTGTAGTGTCACAACTTCATGGGTTAATGGATCTCGATAGCGAAAAAATCCTTGCCCATCCTTATTGTAAGTTAACAGAATATTATAACCGTGGGCATTCCAATTTGTATGCCATCCCATAAAACCATTCGTGGGATAAAATGAATGCACCGCTACATTTCGTGCGCCTAGAAATCGAATAAGTGTTTCATTCAATTCTCGCTGTTTAATCTTATGTGCCGCTGGCGCATCAAGAGCCTGCGATAAATCATAGCAAAAGGCACATTCAGGATACCCTTCATGTTGTCCGTCCTTGGCTACAATTTCCTGAAGATATGTTTCACTACAGGCACTTTCGACCGTATGATTTCTCAAACGTTTGGTATCATAGGGAAATGTATTCAAATCGGTTTGTTGAAAAAACCATTCGGTATACGGCATTAAAATGTCATTAAGTTCTGAACTAATACTGGTGAATTTCATTTGTATTTTTCCATAATTGTTTGAGGAATGGTATAGTGAAAAATAACAATATCGGTATTCTGTAACTCTTCGAGACGATACCCCCACACAAAATTCCATCGTGCGTCAGGCTCAGGAAACCATCCAACGTTGACACCAGTATTTCCATATGTTAATAATCTCCACATGGTAAATGTATCCCATTTCTTGGCATCTATTGGATAATCACCCATATCTTCTTTAGTATATTTTTCTTGTTTCAGAAATTCTCCATACCACGAATTCATCAAGGCCATGGTGTGTGGATTTTTTCGATATAAGAATAAACCACAATGGTGTGTCATCTCTTCCGTATTTGACAGTTTGGTTATTTTTGCATTATACGGTCGTATCTTAGTAAATAGCAGATCAATATCTTCTGGAATCAATGTAAAAATCTGTTGAATATCAGAATGACGAATTTCAGTGTCACAATCAATATATAAGGTAAGATTATAGGGAGTTTGACTGAGTGCCCATAATTTCGCACGAATATGTCGTGGAACATTATCAGTTACAATATTATCAAAAATATCGGCATCACACTCTTCTACCCATTCTTCATGAGTAAAGAGTGTAATATGGGCCTCTGGAAAGAAATCTTTTAATGATTCAGCAGAATTGCGAGCAGCATTCAAAAAGGCTTTATTGACGGTTGCCACATAAAGAAAACCATTATTCGGGAACGACTGGGGGGGCGTCATTAACATCTTCCTCTTTCATCAATAAAATAGCCGTATATGCCGTGACTTCCATAATAGATTTGGCTTTACGAATTTTACTTTTATAAAGTTTATTTTTAGAATTTTTCACAAGAGGGATTTCAAACGCTTCTAATTTTGCCGTAAACAACATTTCTTGTTCGGCTTTCATTTTGTTGACTTTATCGCGTTCAATATTTTGACGAATATGCTTTTCTCGCTCGGTCTTTCGTTTTTGTGTATTTCCATCAATATGTTCAATGGTATATTTTGCCATGACTTCTTGAAAGTCTGGATTTGACCCATCGTCATCTTTAATAGATGCCAACACACGCTTGTTCGTTTGGGGATAAAAAAATTCCACCATAACATGACGGTGTTCTTTACTTACCCAATACGGATTTTGAAGAATACGTTCAGGAACAGAAGGTGAAGAAATGGCAGGCGAAATATTTAATTCATCATTCAAAGTGATATCCATAATTACTCCATATAAATGTATTTATGCGGTTCGAAGCCACAAAGCGACGGTTGATACCGTATCTTTTGTAGCAATAATTGTATCTCCTGCAAAGATACCTGTATACGCTCCCGTATATGCTCCAGTGTATGAACCTGTATACGTCTTTGCACCCGTATAAGCTCCGGTATAAGAACCAGTATACGACCCCGTAAAATTTGACGTATACGCTCCTGTATACGCACCAGAATAGGTTCTAGTATAAGCGCCTGTAAAGTTTCCTGTATAACTTCCTGTGAATGTTTGTGTATATGCGCCGGTATAGGAACCTGTGTAAGCTAGTGTATATGCACCGGTATAAGTTCCAGAATACGTTCTCGTGTAGGCACCAGTATAGGAACCCGTATAGGCACCAGTAAATGTTTGGGTATATGCGCCGGTATAGGAACCAGTATAGGTAGCTGTATAGGCACCCGTATAAGAGCCTGTGTATGTTCGCGTATATGTACCTGTATATGTTGGACCAGCAAAACCGCCGTAAAATACAGCATAACCACCGCTATATGATAAAGCATTATAATTACCAGCATAGGCACCACTAAAAGCGGTGTTATAGTTTCCAGCATAGGCACCACTATACGTCAAGGCATTATAAGCACCTGTATAGGTAAGACCAGAATAGGTACCACTATATGCCAAGGCATTATAATTGCCAGCATAAATTCCGGTATACGCCGTATTATAATTGCCAGCATAGGCACCGCTATAGGTTAGTGCATTGTAA